TTTCTGTAAGTCGTTCACAGCGCGGCACAGAAGCGTTAATCCTTGCAGAAGAAGGATTGCAATCAGGTTTGTCAATCGGGGCAGAAGTCCTCAAGTCAAAGATCAAGGACGGCGTTACCTATGTTTCAGCTGCTCGCTTGGTCGAAGTAAGTTTAGTAACAGAGCCAGCATTTAAGTCTGCTCAGGTTACTGATATTGCGGCAGAAGAATCTGTCGCAGAAGAAACAATCCAACCAACAGAAAGCGAGACAGCCACCGTGGAACAAACCACTCCAGCAGTCGAAGCAACACCAGTTGAAGCACCAGCGGTTGAAGCTGCTCGCCCAACTGTTTCAGCAGCATACTACACAAAGCCACGCATTGAAGTAACAGCTGCTAAGTATGCAGAAAACTCAATTCGTGCAGCACTAGGTGATGAGTCAGCTCGTCAGTACCTACTAGCAGCAGCAGACACAACAGACAACGCAGGTCTAGTGCCTACTCGTCAGTTGTCAGAAATCATTAACCCACTCGGAACAACAATCCGTCCATCAATCGATGCAATCTCTCGCGGAGTGCTTCCAGATGCAGGTATGACTTTCGAGATTCCACGCATTACACAGATGCCTACAGTTGCGATTGAGCCAGAAGGCGATGCTTTCAGCGACACAGATCAAAACTCTAACTTCCTTTCTGTAACAGTACAGAAGTACGCAGGACAGCAGACATTCTCTGTTGAATTGCTAGATCGTACATCTCCAGCATTTTTCGATGAGCTAGTGCGCAACATGGCAGCAGCTTACGCAAAGGCAACAAACGCAGCAGTTAATGCAGCGTTGATCTCTGGAGCAACAACAGATGCAACAACAGTTGCAACATACCCAACAGCAGCAGAGTTGCTAGGAATTGTTGCTCGCGGTTCAGCTTCTGTTTATGGAGCAACAGCAGGACTTGCAAATCCATTTGCTCGCAACATGGTCGTATCAACAGGACAATGGTCTAACATCATGTCATTGAACGATGCAGGTCGACCAATCTACACAGCAACAAACCCAATGAACGCTGGCGGAGCAGTTGCACCAACATCATTGACAGGCAACGTTGCAGGACTTAACCTCTACGTAGATCCAACAAATGGTGGCGATGGCGATGGAACAATCCTTATCGTTAACCCAGATGCTTACACATGGTACGAGTCACCAACATACCGCCTACGCGCAGAGTCAACAGCTAACGGATCAGTAACAGTTGGTTACTACGGATTCGGTGCTATCGCAACTAAGGTTGCAGCTGGCGCATTCAAGAACAACAAGGCGTAACAAACTCACTAAGTCGCTCTGGGGAGTAGTAGCCCTCTACTCCCCAGAGTCTTGAGAAAGGACATCATGGCACTTACAACAGTCGCAGAACTCCGTAGCACTCTCGGAGTCGGTACTTTGTATCCAGATGCAACCTTGCAGGAAGTATGCGATGCAACAGATGCAGTTTTACTTCCTATGTTATGGAGTCCTACTTACTTCACAGTAGCTCATGAGAATATTGTTGGGCAGGGAACTCTTTACTTTAACGATTCTGTAAAAGAAATCTTTTATGTAGGTCAAACAGTAACAATTTCAAATTCTGGATCCTCTTACAATGGCAGTAAAGTTATTACAGCCGTTGGAGATTATTCAATCAGCATGGTTACAAACCACGCAACAGCGCAGCCTAAGCATGCCATTGCGCCTTATGGATCAGTCGCTTCAAGAACTTACACAGACTGGACAACCGATATGGCAGTCCAGCAAAGTGCTCTTATGATATCTGTCGAAATTTGGCAGGCGAGGACCGCCACCCTTTCTGGCTCCAACGCTGTCGATTTCCAGCCAAGCCCTTACCGAATGAGCGCACAGCTTCTCGCTAAGGTGCGAGGATTGATCGCTCACGCACTTGATCCGCGTTCGATGGTGGGCTGATGCCTGTTGCCGTCACTACTCTTAGAACCACATTAGCAACTGCTTTAGTAGATAATGCCAAGTGGCAGACTTTTGCATTTCCACCGGCAACAGTTCTTGCTAACTCTGTAATCGTGTCACCAGATGATCCTTATTTAACACCAACAAATAATCAACACATTGGCATTAGCCCAATGGCTAACTTTAAGATAATTATGACTGTGCCTCTGTTTGACAATGAAGGCAACCTAAACGGGATTGAAGATACTGTCTGTGGCGTGTTCGCTAAGCTCGCAGCATCATCTCTCGTCTATAATGTAAGCGCAATCAGCGCACCAAGTATTCTCAATGCTGCTTCGGGAGACCTTCTCAGCTGCGAGATGTCCGTATCAATCCTTACGAGTTGGAGTTAAAATGTCCGAGTGGGAAAAAGAAAACGAAGCCTTCCTGATCAAGATCGGGCAGGTAGCACCAGCAGTATCAAAGCCAGCAACTACTAAGAAGGACGAGGAATAATCTCATGGCTGTATTTCTAAATAACAATGTAGGTGTGAAGATTAACACTGTCGATCTTTCAGACCATGTAACAGCAGTAACAATCAACCGCGTATTCGATGAGCTAGAAGTAACGGCTATGGGAGATAACTCTCATAAGTTTGTTAAGGGTCTAGAGTCATCAACTGTGACAATCGACTTCCTAAATGACACAGCATCAGCAAATGTATTGGCAACACTACAAGCTGCCTGGGGAACAACAGTCACATGTGTATTCCTACAGACAAAGGGAACAGCAGTCTCAGCGACTAACCCTCTGTACACAGTCTCATTGCTAGTCAATAACACAACAGACATTAATGGTGCTGTTGGCGATATTGGCACACAGTCGATCACATTTACTGCAAACTCAACAGTTGCAGTAGCTACAACAGGCACATTCTAAACAAACTATAAAGGGGCAAACCATGGCAAAACTAAAGATCGTTCGTAATGATGGAAGCGTACTAGAAGGAGAAATCACGCCTGCCGTGGAATACTCCTTCGAACAGTGGGCTAAAAAGGGCTTTCATAAAGCGTTTCGAGATGACGAGATGCAGAGCTCGGTCTATTGGCTAGCTTGGGAAGTAACACGCAGGTCAGGTGAAACTGTTAAGCCTTTCGGGATTGACTTCATAGAAACGCTCAAGAGCGTAACTGTGGAGGATTCAGACCCTTTAGCTTAAAGCGCGATCTTCCGTTCACCTACCTAATTGCTAGGCTAAGCATTAGGTTAGGGATCGCGCCACAGCAATTATTAGAGCTAGATCGAGACATGCTCAATGCATTGTTTCAAGGTCTTACAGACGAAGCGAAGGAGTCAGCAGATGCCCACAGAAGTAAAAGGCGGCGTTGAACTTCGTAAAGCCTTAAGAAATTTTACTCCTGATCTTGCTAAAGAAACTCAAAAAGAAATAGCTGCAATTCTCAAGCCGATTACTACAAAGGCTCGCGGCTTTATTCCATCTACCGCACCATTAAGTGGATGGGCTAAAAGCAATAACGGCAGATGGGGAAATCGAGTCTGGTCATCATCTGAGGCTAAGCGTGGGATTGGGTACAAGACAACTCCATCTAAACCTAATCGTTCGGGATTTCGATCACTAGCTCGTATTGTCAATGCTTCTGTTTCAGGATCTATTTATGAGACTGCTGGTCGTAAAAATCCACAAGGCAGAGAACAAGCACCATTGGCGAAAGTTGTCGCTCCTGGTCATCCTAATTTTGGCAAGACAATTCGTTCAGGATCTAAAGATCAGTCTTTAAGTAATAACCCTTATGCTGGTCAACAGTTTATCGATGCAATGAATCGCACAGGTCAAATAGTTAACGCTTTCCAAAGGGCAGAAGGTCAAGCAGGTCGTGCTACTCGCAAAATGAAGGGCCGCGCAATCTTTCGTGCTTATGCCGAAGATCAAGGCAAAGCTAACGCAGCGGTAATTAAGGCTATTGAAAACTCAAAAATTGAGTTTGAGAAAAGGACACGGGTGAAGTAATGGCAGCAGATGTAAAGATTGATATTGCCGCCGAATTCACAGGCAAAAAGGCTTTTAAGCAAGCTGAAACTTCAACTGAAAAGTTAACAAAAAATGTCAAGCAACTTGCTGCAAGTATTGGACTTGCATACTCAGGCACACGAGTCTTAGCCTTTGCCAAGGCTTCTGTAAAAGCGGCAGCGGCAGATGAAAAGGCGCAACAACAATTAGCCCTAGCCTTAAAGAATGTCGGACTAGAGCGCGATGCGGCTAGTGCAGAAGCATTCATCCAACGCTTACAAAGCGAGTTTGGAATTGTTGATGATCTTCTACGCCCTGCTTATCAATCATTGGCTATTGCTACACGCGACACAGTAGAATCACAAAGACTTCTTAATCTAGCCTTAGATGTTAGTGCTGCAACAGGCAAGGATTTAGGTTCTGTTACATCTGCTTTAAGTCGTGCATATCTGGGTAACAACACAGCACTTACTCGTTTAGGTGTAGGTATCTCAAAAGCAGATCTTAAGACTAAATCATTTTATGATGTAACTACACAGTTAGCCGATACCTTCAAGGGTTCAGCAACAGCGGCAGCAGCAACTTTTCAGGGTTCGATGGACAAGCTTGCAGTTGCTTCTGCCAATGTGCAAGAGATTATCGGTACTGGGATTATCGATGCACTTAAAGGACTAGGCGAGGATAACTCTGTTCAAGATCTCGCAGATAACATGCAAGATGCAGCTTTGTATACAGCAGATGTAATTCGTGGCATTGGTGTATTATCTGAAAAGTTAAAAGCATTGCCGGGCGTTGGCAGTTTCAATGTTGGCATGATTCCTATTCTTGGCAGCTATTTACAAATCCTTCGTGGCTTAGGTAAAGGTGCTTCTACTGGTGGGGGATTTCCTCAAGGACCTCCAGCCGATTTAACTCGACAATTTCCTAAGACTCAGACCGCGCAGACAAAAGTAGCAAAAGACACTCTTAAGATTAACAAGGAAAGTCTTAAGCTCGCTAAAGCTAGAGCAGTCTTTGATCTACAGAAGATCCAGATTGAAGCAGCTCTTAAGGGTAAGATTTCAGAAGAAGATAAGATACGCCTAAAGTTAATGAAAGCGATCGAGGAAGAAAACCTTACTAACATTGAAAAGTACCAAAAGGCTTTAACTGCGGCTCAAGAGAAATCTAAAGAGTTATCAGATCTTTTGACTTCTATTAAAGATTTAGAAATGAAAGACCCATTCGGTGAATGGAAGGTCGATCCACTTACTGCATCAATAAATGCTCTTACTGCTTCGATGTTTGCTGTGCAGACACAGATTCAAGCCAATGGTCGTGAATGGTCATCTTTTGCTAACTCTGTGGCAACTACAGTCATTAGACCTAACTTAACAGAATGGTCATCCTCTTATAGCACAGCCTCAGCTAATGCAGCAGCTGCAACGGCAGCAGCTAATGCTGCATTAACAGCGACAACTACGGCAGCTTCTAAGGCAGCAGCAGAAGCCGCAGCAGCGAGCGCAGCGGCTATCGCAGCAAGTAACAAAACAGCTTCAGAAGCAACAGCCTCAGCGGCAGCAGCAAGTGCCGCTGCAATCGCAGCAGCGAACAAGGCTTCGGCAGATGCAGTAGCAAAAGCGCAAGCAGAAGCCGCTACTACCTTGGGTAAATTAAATGCGGAAACTGCTG